GATTATTTACGATGAACTGAAACTGCCAGTTATTCTCGGTAAGCCTGACAGACTAGGGGTTCGTAAGCCGACTTTGGATAAAGCGGCGATGGAACAGTACGACCGTATGATGGAGGCGAGCGGTAATCCGCTTGCTAAGAAGATCATTGAATACCGGGGCTGGACTAAGGCCCTTACGTCGTACTATCGTCCGTACCAAGAGAAGGTTGATCCAGATGGGCGCATACGTCCCGATTATGCTAGCCACGGCACTGTTACTGGGCGGTTTGCTTGCAGTAATCCTAACCTACAGCAGATACCGAAAGAGACTGAAAACAAACCGTGGTCGGCGCAGGTTAAATCGTGTTTCATTCCTATCGTTGGCCATGAACTTTGGGAATTCGACTATTCACAGCTTGAACTCAGACTAGGAGCGGCGTTCGGTAATGACCAGAAGCTCTTGGAAATCTTCAATGATCCGAACGAACGCGATATCTTCTCCGAAATGGCGGAAGAAATGGGCTGGCCGCGTCAACAGTGCAAGACGTTCGTATACTCAGTTGATTATGGAGCAGGCAAAGGACGAGTATCAGATGTATTTGGAGTTTCCAGAGACAAAGCCCAGCGTCTTATCGATGAATTCTATGAAACGTATTCAGGACTCGGGCGTATTAACGGTAAATCCAAGGCGGAAGCGGAATCGACTGGAAGATTGCGCCTATGGTCGGGTCGCTACCGTCATTTCAGTTCGAGGGAGGAAGGCTACAAAGCTTTCAACTCACTTATTCAAGGCGGCTCAGCGGATTTGGTAAAAAAGGTCATGAATACTATCCACAGGGAACTGCCTGAAGTGAGAATGCTGTTGCAGGTACACGACTCCCTGTGGTTCGAGCTACCTCATGAGAATACTCAGATTAGAAGGGATATTGTACGCATCATGGAGAACCCGTTTGAAAACAATGACCGCGTAAAGTTCAAGGTAGACGGACATAGGGTGGGAGGAAACAAATATGCTATGTGCTAAATGCGGTGCTGATGTTCACCCACAGGGACGGGAGCTACATAATACCTTCCACGTCGAAATGTTCGAGCTAGTGGACTGGGCCAAGTCTGTATCGAAGCTCTTTGAAGGAGGCGAGAATGCCGGATAACGCCCATCCCAAATCTATAACTGTAGAAGAGTTGATAGAGAAGCTTCAACAGTGTGACCCTAAGACAAAGGTTTACATGTATGATGAAACGTCGAAATCGTTCTTCTCTTCAATTAGCCAAATACAGGAAGGGCCGTTCGCGGTATGTCTACTGCCATGAGTGAGCATTTGGTATTAAGCTTCGACCCCGGCGAGACAACCGGCTGGGCTTATCAGGACGAACGAGACGACTATCCCGGTGGGCTGTTGGATATCGGACAGATAAGCGGTCTGGAGCCACTGGTTCAATTCCTAGAGAAGTGGGATAAGCCGGTGACTCAGGTGGTTATAGAGGACTACACGGTATGGCGCGGTAATAGGGGCGCGAAAGCCAATGTCGGAAGTAAACTTCCAACTGTCCGAGCTATTGGAATCATCGAGTCATGGTGTTTCCGTAAGAAGATACCGTTCCACAAATACGGGTCTGATTTGACCGGTCTACAGGCTATGCAGTGTGGACTAGATACCAGCAAAGGACAGCACAAGAATACCCACTGGGCTTACGCCGCTAACCACGGCAGGTATTGGCTCCAGCAGAAGGGTTACGCCAAGACAGCTATTCAGAGAGCGTCTATGAGTTCCAAGAACTCGGGATCAATTACATAATCCAAGGCAGGATTTCTAACAGGCTTGGGGGTCGGGGAGGCGTTACCGCGCTTTACCCGGCCCTCTACCTTTAGGTAATGATCCCGAAACTCTAAAGGGACGCGGCTCACGTCCACATTCTTCTTGAACCTCGTCCTCTCTGCTGGGGTCATACCGCCCCATACGAAATACTTCTCGTCGTTCGCTATGGCATACCTCAAACAGAGGTCTATTACCGGGCAGTGAGAGCATACTTCCTTGCAGGCGTCAAAGTTCTCTTTCTCTTCCATGAAGGGCGCTGTCTCTACTGAGCAGGCTCCCCGAGTGATCCATTCCGACCGTGGCGGCAGACTCACGCCAGCGTATTGTTTTTGGTTCCCAGCCATGCTTTAATTGTAAATGTAAAGACCCCCAGCCCTCGGTAGGCTAGGGGTCTTTCGGGGTTTAGGGCGTGTCGCGTCGGGTTCGCTGATCCTATCCCCCGCTTAGTCAGGGCTTGACAGACACCGGACTAAGTTTCTCGGCATCTCCCAGTGAAGGGGAGCCGTTGGTTGAGAGGCCGACACCGATGTTCAGCAGGACGGCAATCAGAGTAGCCAAGCCAGCAATGGACAGGGAACCAAGCCAGTCCGTGTCGTGGATACCAATACCGCCCGTTACCAGTACAGCGGCCCATGCTTCCACAAACGTCTTGAATCCACGTTCGGCAATTGCTTTCCAGAAAATAAGAGTAAACACCTAAGCTCCCAGCTTATTAGGTCGCAGGTATCCCATCAGGGAAGCCTTTGATATATTGGATATGATGGTATTGCCCCGGTGACCGGCTGGTGTTGCATTAGCGTGAAGTACCCTAAGCGTGCCGTTACCGTTATCTCCAACGACAATGGCGACGTGCCCCACAGGAGTACCGCCACCCGGCCTGAATACCGCCACGTCTCCCATACGCCCCGGTATATTACCGCCATACCGGGTATAAGCAGACCTGTCATATGCGTTGAAGATTTCCGGCGCATACCCGACCATAATGTTCTTACCGCCCACAAAGCCAGCGGTATAGTAATTATATAGGTCTACGCATTGAGCGCCGAAAGCTCCGTCATAATCGACGTATTTATTGTTGTAGGCTTGAATCCAGCCACTTGCACTATTTGACCCGCCCACAGCGGCCGCGCCGGGATTGTATATGGCATTAAAGGCGCGTTGAGCCAGAGCGTATTGCTTCTGGTAATTGCTTCCTGTGGGGTCAAACGAACGCTGGACATTCTGCGCGGCCATCCACGGAGTAGTGCCCTGCCAGTTGGTCTTAGCCAGCGAGTCATAGAACTTGGCCGCTGAATATTCCCTGTTTGATACTTGTTCCCGGCTACCCCAGCCTTGAGAAGGCCGTTGCTGGAAGAGGCCCAGTGAGTCCCTGTCACCGTAGTTGAGGTTACGCAGACCGGATTCCGTAAGGGCCGTCATAAGGGCAATCTGAATACCCTGATCCGACATACCCCGCTGTTTACCGATACTGGCAATAGCGCGGGCATTATCCAGTTGTTCGGCGTCAAGACCGCTATCACCAGTACCGGAGAAGTCGCCGTCTAGCTGTTGAGCCTGCTGAGAAAGCTTGTTATTGAAGGCATTAATACGGCGATTCTGTATATCAACCTTAGTACGGGTTTCCTCGTCACGTACAGAGGTCGTTTCATTAATAGCATTCAGACGCCCGTATATGCTGTCATTTTTCTGGCCCAGCCCACCAGAATAGAGCGGTTGATATACGGGCGACTGAATGTTGTTCACAAAGCCGGAAGCTACAGGCGCGGTAGAGCCGCCCAATGCCGTCTTTGTTGGCTGTTGAGGCTGAGCGGTCGCAGTACCAGCAACATCGGGAGCTTTTACAGTAGGGTCTGGCGAAAGAACCTTCTGGATATAAGTATTCGGCTTTTTGTTATATGCCGCTACGGATACTCCGAATGTCATTGAAACCTCTCAGCCTCCTTCTTTGCCTTAATGAGCTTGTCTTTTTCTTGGAACTCTGCGGACTTCTGAGCCGAATCACTGGTGTAGTTGGTAAAGCCCAAACCGGTAAGGTAGTTCAGGATTTCTGGCAGGGCGTTCTTCGTGGTTTCGTCAGGCGTCATGCCTTCACGGTATTTGGATTCCGTCCTGTTGGCCTGAGCTATACCTTCCGGCCCAATAGACGGGTACATTTCCTTACCGACTGTGCGAGATGCAAACCGCATCGGCCCGATATAATCTTGCAGGTATTGTGCCCTGTCGTCAATCGGAGCACCTGTTTCGAGCGTCCGTCCTGTGGTGAATTCGATAGGTGCCTTGATAAATGGGGTACTCATGTTCCACACCGTACCGGCTGTTTTCATGAAGGCTTGCCCGGTCATGAAATCCTTGGGCTTGATGTTCGAGCCTACGGTATTGAGGATATCCCCTAGCGGCCCCGTAGGGTTACCGCCCCACAGATCGTTTCCGACCTTGTACTGTGGGCCGATAACGCGCTCTGTGTACCAGCTTGGAAACAGTGTACCCTCGGGGAACGGATCGCCAATGCTATTGGGGTCAATACCGTTGGCAATGGCAAGGTTATACATGGCCTTGTTCGGAATAGAGGCAATACCGGGACGCATGAGAGTGGACTCAATAATCCTCGGAACCATGCCGCGAATCCATGTGTAGTAGAAGATACCACGACGCAGATACTTGGCCTCAGCCGCGCCAAGATCAACGGCTGTGGGTGCCCATTTCCGAACGAATTCAGCGGAATACTTGACAGCTTCCTCTACGGAC